ATATTTTTCATTGCCGGTGTCAAGGCTATCATAAATACAAAGTTCTTTTCCAAGCATATCTTCAACTTTACATTCATATGCTTTTTCAGGATCATAGAATTTTCCTTCTTCAGAAATGTCGGCAACAATCATAGGATGATCATTTGTAGCATAAAGAGAATGATATTCTTCACCATTTTTAAGAATTGTAAGTTCATACATTTTAAAACTTGATCCGACATTTTTGTTCATCATCGTACATTTGACAAATTTTTGAACACTATTGTCGAAAATTTCAATATTAAGATTCTTAAGATTTAAATCTTTATTAGGATTACCAGTTTGTCCAAATTGATCTTCTTCTTTAAGATTGAATGTATTTTTAATACTGTTATACATACCACCGATACAACCAACATATGTTTCGCCATTAATTTTATACATAACATCTGTATCAGGATGTACAGCTCCCATACAGGCAAATACATTTCCTTCTTTAAGTTCACGCATAACTTTAGCAGAAATATAATCTGGAGCTAAACGTTCAACAGAACATCTTTCTGCAATTTCAGTAAGATAATAATATTCAGAATTTTCCCAAACATTATTTTCATCAAGTACATAAAGTACTTTAGGGAAAGCTGGTCCAAAGTATACACCAACTTTATTTTTAACACCAAGAAGTCTCTGTCTTAAGAAAGCTTCAATTACCATAGCGTAATCTTTACGATCTTCTTCAGGAGCATCATTAATGTTAATATATGTTGAGACGAAGGGAGACTGCATTTATTCCCTTCTCCAAACGTTATTTATTATTCCGTTTGGATTAGACTATCTCTTCAGCCTATTATTTATATAAATAATAGGTTGGGTGGCACTTCGCAATAAGGAATTTCACCTTAAAGCTACTCTACTAAGTTCCATAGATAATATCTATGTCTGTTCGATAGTCGTTACACCTTTATTCTTAAAAAGAATACTTGGCACGGTATTAGCATAAGATATAATAAAATGCTTTCACCGTTAGCTATTCATAAAAAAATGAATAACACCCCATATTTATGGGTTCACCACCTTTTCACTTACATGTTACCATGTAAGGCGGCCAGTCAGTTAACCGTTTGTAGTCATATGAGTAAGAACTTGATATTGAAGGAGTTGAATGCCATCATCGATGTGTTGTTTTAACTGCATTTCAACATCATCTAAAAGTTGTTCTTCAGTATAAGTCATTCCAATATCTTCATAACGTTTACGAGTACGTTTAATAAATTTTTCACGAGTAATTTTAACAAATTGAGCAATATGCCAAAGATTTACAGTTTGACCACCATATTGACCTGATGCAATATGTGATTCAATTTGTGTAGCAACAGTACATGCGACATCAAATGATTTAGGAGTATCAATGAATACACCATTGATAACTGTACCATTTTTATACATATCATCAAGATTGATTAAACAACAATTAAATAATCTGCGTGCAGAATATCCCATATCGTGAATCTTGATAATCTTTTCAGCATTTGCTTCCAATACATCTTTACTGAAAACTTCTTTATAGTCAAGTAATTCTTTATCCAATTCACAAGCTGCATAATCTGCTTGTGTAGAAAGTAAATATGCATTTTTATTTGCATTTTCCTGTTGAATATCTTCTGAAGTACATTCATAGATATTCCAAGCTCTTTCCATAAGAGCTTTATATTTAGATGCTAATTCAGCATTAAGTGCTGTAGTATCACCATCTCTTTGTAAAGCATGTGTATAACGATAAATTGTAAATGCTTTAGCTAACTCCCATGAATATACAGAAATTTCTTTTTCTACCAAATCTTGAATTTCTTCAACATTAAATTGGCGATTATAACTCTTGATTTTTTCAACAACATTTTCTGTAATTTTATCAATAGTTTCATCTGAAATTTTAAAAAGATCATCAAGTGCATTATTAGCCTTAGCTATTGCATTCCTAATTTTAGAAGATTTAAATAACTCTTCTTGTCCATCGCGTTTAATAACGTTGGATTTAAATTCGTCCATAAAATACCTCTGTACGTTTATAATAAGTATCCATCATAATTCTCGGCCCTATGGATACATATGTATGTCAAACAGTATTAATAAAAAAAAGAAGAAAGATTAATCTTTCTTCTTTTTATATTTAATAAATGTGTATATACAACAATTATGTATATACACATTTATTAGTTACTGGATCTATACCAGTTTCTTTAATGAACTGATCCCTAGTCAACTGTTTGGTGTCAACTAAAGGGAATTTAGTTCCATGATATTCAAATGGTACACTAAAGTAATAAGTGTATGATTGATTATCACTCATAGTTTTCACCTCCTTGGTAAAAGCTATATTTAGAGAGGGGTGCTGGAACACCCCTCTCTATCTTTTATCCATAACTATAATATACAAAAAAAAAGAAGGAGATATATCAACGACACATCTCCTTCAAAGAGGGGTAAGTTAAGAAGTAGGTGTAACCTTTCCAAATCCTTACCCTAAACAAAGCAACATCATTTCTCCTATATTAATAAACATGTGATGTTAGAAATGGAAATAAAAATTTCCTACTTCTATCATTATAATATATAATTATAAAAAAATATAAACTACTGGTTTTAAACCAGTAGTTTATTTAATTAAATTGGAGTTAAAGTATATCTTAAATAATCTATTACATTACTTTCATATTCTTTACTAGAAGTTATACTCATTTGTTTTTCAGAATCATTCAGAACCTTTGTTACAGGTTCATCTTCAGTCGAATATAAATCAATTGTAGAACTTTGAGTTGAAGTATAATCTTTAAAAAGAGCATGAATATATCTACTATCAAAATTATAAACTTTTGTTTTAATAGGTACATTTGTAACGATCTTTGTATTAGGAGATTTTTCAACTGCAATTAAATCTAAAGGATTTATAGACAAAAATTGAGCTTCATCGTTAAGATTTAAAGTAAATGAATTTGTAGATCCATTAGTAGTAAACATAATATTACCGCTAACAGAACTATTTACATTAAATACAGTATCAGTATTTTCTTCTCTATAATTAACTAAAACACTTAAAAATTTAGAAGATTTCTTATTGTTTATAGTTAATTCATTAGTACATATAACTGAACTTGAGAAAGTCGGATTGAATTTATCTAAAAGTATTTTAGTAACATTGTATTTACATTCGTTATCAAAAAATGGCATATCAACTTCTGAAGCATCGTTTATGAAATTTAAATTTCCGCCACTAAATTCTGCTTTATTAATATCTATTTTTGATACTGGATAAGATTCATATGAACCAACATTCATATTTAAAAATCTATAATATCCACCACTTATAGTTACATAAGCACTAGAAAGATTCAAATCACCAGATATTGTAAAATCACAATCAGATAAATTTATTTTTGTAGTGTCTGTTAAATCAAAAGATGATCCCTTAACTACACAATTATTAAAACAAAGTTTTTCTAATTTAGCATTAGTACGTTCAAACAATGTAACATTTTCATTAATCTTTGTATCAGAAAGATACACTTTATTAATTTCTACATTTTTCATTCTAAAAATAGTTAAATTTCTAGAATGTTTATTTATAATATTTGAACTGTAAAGGTTTATAGATCTTGTGGTTCCAGTGGTATCTTCCAAAAATTCAATGAGAGCATACTTAGAAGATATAGATGCTGAACTCTTAATCACGACATCGATTTCATGTAAATTGGTAACTGCGACTCTACCTACTTTAATCATAGGAGCTGTAGGATCAACTTCACTAATATTTCGTTTAATACCCGATATAGTTAATTTATCCATTCTATCGAGTTTAAGAATTCCACCATATCTTACAGGATCATCAACTTCAATCTTATTAATAAAACACTTACTAAAACCTTGAATAAGAATTCTTTCAAACTTAGCATTTTCATTTATTTTTTCTTTACCAAAAATTCGAATAAATGCTGCAGTGAATTTAGTATCAAGATAATTATTAGCATCTTTATTATAGTTAGAAAATGTTGTAAATATTGTACTATAAATAGCCATATTAACAACATCCATTTGATCTTTAACCAAAATGCTAAATGAACAACTTTTATCAGAATCCTTATTAAATGTGTCAATTGTACAATATGTAATATCTAATTTCTTTACAATTAGAGTAACGTTATCTTCTAACAAAAATGTACCAGAATTTATTTCAAGTGAGTCAATTTCACCATAATCAGTTGAATCTAATCTGATAGATCCACCATAATTACCTTTTTCAGAAGTATCGACTGATCCCATATCAATGTAAATTTTCTTACAATTTTTAACAGCAGCAGCAAATACTTTAGATTGAATTACAAATTTATGATTTCTTGAAGTGTTTATGATATTAAAACTTTTGTATCCATTTCTAGCATTAATATAATTAGCTATATCATCATTCATTTTATTTATAGCTTTAAAATTATCATTAATGGTAAATGTTTTAGTTTGTACAGAATCGATATTATCAAGTAATGGTAAATAACCACTTTCAATTTCAGTTTTATCTGAATCTGTAATTACACTAGTAGAATGTAAAAGATATACATAAATATCTTTATCAGTTGTAGATAACAATACATAACGTGTATTACAATCTAATTTTTTAAGTAAATGAAAATCATCAGCCATAGTTATTATTTTCCAGATGCTTTAGTTGAATTGAATCTATCGATCATAGCAAAATCATTATCATTCATTCCTAATGCTTCAGGATCCAATTTATCTAATGCTTCTTTTCCACGATTATCGCGAATTTCAGACATAGATGGTTTAGAAACATCTCCAACTTTTCTAGAAATTTCGTTAAGAAGATTTTGCATAAGGAACTGATTAGTACCAGCATCAGTTTCCTGAGATTTAGAATTTCTTTCACGAATCTCAAGATCCGCAATAGTTTTGATAACATTAGATTTTTCTTTAATAATATTTACTTGAGTTCCTCTTATTTCGGAAAGAACCTTACCAGTTTCAGCGATAGATTTTGATGGTGATGTAGAACCTATCATACGTTCACCATTTAATCTGCTTAAATCTTTTTCAAGAGATTTATGTACTTCATTATATAATTCGGTATTAAGTTTTGCTTGCTCATTTAATTCTGTAATAATAGGAGCAAATTGTTCTTCATAAGATTTTACAGCCATATATTTACCTCGCTAATTATATGAATTTGTCAAACAGTTATATATAAAACGATATTTATATTCTATATGGAGTTAATAAATTATTATGATTTCCCAAGAGTCAATAGATTGGTTAACTAATAATGTACACAATGATGGTACATTAAGTTCATCTATAAAGAAACCAAAATTTATTAAAATGTATGGAAAAACTAGATCAGATATGATATGGTATAAATCCATTGTAAATAATCAAGATGGTTCAGAAATTTTAGTACCAGCTAAACCTGAAGAAATTAAATTTTGGAAATTAAAATGATAAACTGGGAGAGAAATCTCCCAGTTTTATATTATTCATTATTTACACCAACTTCATAATTTTCATCATATCCTTCAGTCTTATTAACTAATTTCATTACAGCATGACAATAAGTAGAAAAGTTTTTACCTTTCTTATCAGTATTTTCATATATGAAATCTATATTAGCTATATTATAAAGACCCGAATATAATTTATGAGATTCCGGAGTATCGCAAGTTATTCTAACATTTTTATTTGGAGAAAAATGTGAAGCGTTAATTCCTGTCATTACAAATGAAATTGGTACTCCTAATGATTTTTCATACATATATGATGACATGTTAAATCCATTATTTAGCATATCATAATCTGTAATAATTTTTGTTCCAACATCAACTCTAGACTGTCTAGGTTTTAATACTTCATGTAATGGTGAAACAAATTGTGTATTATCATCTCCAGAAAAAGCACTATTTATAGCGGATGCAAAATTAGAATAAACAAACTTATCACCATGTAATGCACCTTCTATAGATTCATAATCTTCTTTACCAACTTTAGTTCGTCTTTCATAGAAAATTATTTTTTCTTTTTTAGCTTCAGTTACATAATCTGGAGCATTTGGAGTTCCAACTTGTTCACACAATTTAACATTAATTTCAGTAATTTCATCTTTAGCACCACTATGACGATTCTCAAGTTTATTTAAAACATAAAGCATTCCATTGTCAAAAAATAATTCAAGAGATTTATCATAAATACCATAATTGTGTTGAATTCCTAATATAGCATTTTTGAGATCTGCTGGTTTAACTATAAGATCACGATATGCAATAGTATTTGTTGGTTTATCAACTAAACAAGATTCTACATATGGATTTTGCTCAATAATAGACATTACAGCTGTCATAGGTGTAGCACCTTTATCAGCTGAACCAAAAATATAATTATGTAAAAAAGTTCGCATTTGAACATCTTTCTTGAGTAATAGGCTTAAATTCAATTCAACAGCGTTCATTTCACCCATAGTTTCAGGTTCATATGTAGCTTTAGGTTTTTCTACAGATGAATTGACTTTTTTAGCAGAAGATGTTAATGAAGGAATTCTTTCTTTATCACAATAACAAGCAAATTCATATTCGTTAACAATTTCATGATTAGTTAAACTTTCTTTATTTTCACCATAATAAACATATTGTTTAACAGTAGCATTTATCTCTTTATCTAACATTCTAAAAACATCAAGATCTTTATCATATACTTTACAAACCATATTGTAAGTAGGCATAAAATTATCAAAATAATTAGAATGTTTTTCAAATCTACATAAAGCATAAGGTCTAAATTGTATATTTCTAGAAGGAATATTAAATATTATATCCCAAAAATATTCGTAATAAAGTTTAGCCATAATTGTATTCCTATATTATAAAGTCCATAATAAAAAGAAAAAAAAGTCCCTGGTCACGGACCAGGGACTAACACAGAATTGTATTCGAATTATCTGAGGTTGAATAATTCGATGTTGGCATCAAAATAATTTATCTTACGAATGTGCTGAAAGATAAACATTTCAAAAGCCGTAAGGAGGTCTTCAAGACATTAATGTTTATGTCGAGAACAAGTAAAAGCAAAAAAAGTTGAGTTTTAATGTAGAAGAGGAATTAAACTTCAACTTTATTTGGTGTGATAGGATTTGCACCTACAATCACGGAAATTGTAATTTCCATTACCTAAGATTTACACACCACACACATACATATGGAATATATTATATTATCTACTAATATATACCATTTGATAAGTCTGACAATTCGGTAGGACTGAATTCACAATAACCACCGATATCTTCACCAAGTCCTTCAATAGAACAATCTGGTGAATCGATTCCGAATTCATAAGGATCGAATGCGATAGCTAATGTATCTCCAGCCAACTGATAGTAATCAGATGGGAATTGTTCAATTCCAGAGAAATCTCCAGAAAGATCAAGATTCATAACAGAACTTCTATTCAATGCGTTAGCATCGATTACAATAAGTTCAGCATTTTCAATTTCGTCACGATAAGCCGCATATCTAGAATAATACGGATCGCCACGTCCAAATTCATCCATTGGTCTGCCAAGATCAGGATTCAATCCTTTGATCTTACAGATCAAATCGTCGGAAATCAAATCTTGCGCAAGGATCTGATTACCTCCAAAGTCCATTGGTTCCTCAATAGTCATGAGATTCCTCCACATACGTATATGAAATTAGTAAGTTTATCCCTACTTGTTAATATTAAATTATATAAATTTAATCTTTTTTAAAAAACGGTAATATTATATACATTTATACCTTCGTGTTTAAAATATTATTAATTTCTTCTTGAGAGAATTCCATATGATAATCATCTTTAGCGATTTTCTGAGTTATTTGTATAAAATTCATATTTTCGAAACCTTTCATTTTATTATGAAGTTGTTCCTGCTGTTCTTTAATATCTGCAGTAATTTCTTCTTGTTTTTCAATAACTCGTTTAGATTTCATACGTAAAACACAACAGTTTTTATGATTTTTAACAAATCCTTCGATTGTATTACGTTTATTATCATCGTCGATATCTAATTTAATTCTTAAGAAATCATTTGATTCTTGATATCCTCTAAGCATATTTAAAAGAGGATCAATATCATTTGGTAATTTAGATGCTAATATAGTTGTAAAGGTCATAGCGTCTGGATTTTTCATAAAAGTCCATTTAGATTTATCACCTTTAACTTCTACTTCAATCCAACCTTTATCTTCTTCTTCACCAAAATTTAATCTTCCATAAGAACCACAATAAATAATATTCTTATAACAACTATGGGTATGAATATGACCACCTATAACAAAATGTTTAATATTATCTTTAAACATTTTCCAATCAAAGTTATAAGCATGTCTTACAATTTCATCAGACACATAACCATTGATACCAACATGTGTAAACATTCCATGAAAGAATGCAAAATCATAATTATCATTAAGATAATCTTTATAATAATCATCATTTATTACATATTCTTCAGGAAGTAATAATAATTTCAATCCACAGACATTCAATTTAGTTACAGTATTAACAATAAAGAATTTATCAGATGAATAATGTAATAAACCATTTATTTGATGCCTATCGTGTGATTCTGTGCCTTCAATAACAATAATTGCAGCGCCAGTTGCTATACAATCGTCTATGAATTTTCCATAATAAATATTAGCGGGAGATCCGATTCCTTGTCTAGAATCAAATGAATCTCCTGGTATTACTATAAGATCAGGATGAACTTCGTTGCAATGTTTTATGAAATGGTTTTTTAAAGATTCATAAAACTTTTCTTCATTACCAGTTCTTCCAAAATGTAAATCCGCAATAGCTTCAATAATCATATAATACCTACAATTTTAAAAATAGACGATAATATCAAACATATCATAGCTGTAGATAATACATCACCAAAGGTAATAGGATGCTGTTTCATCGTAATTTTTCCTTTAGATATAAACTTGATAAATTTAGCATAGAAATATACTATGTAATAAGCCATATATCTTGTAAATAATAAAGCTATAGTTAAAGTTAATATAGTAAAAAGCAAATCAACCATGTCTCATATTCTCCTTAATATTTAATAATGTAACTTCATGATTTTCAAAAGTTTTCTTCATATCAATTAATCTCTGATTTGAAGAACCTCTAAAAGCAAGATTTAAATCTTTCTTTTCTTCAATAAATGGACCATCTACCAATACATCAATTTCATTTAAAATGGATTCTAAATCATCAATATACCAACATTCTGGACCATATCGCATAGAATCGCTCAACAATTGAATTAATAAATTTTCAAAAGTTGAACCGGTCCATAACCAAATATTTAATGGTTTATTACATGTTTGTTCATAATAACGACTGCACTGTTCAATAATATATTTTACCTGATGTATATTTTCTTTTTCTAAAGGATCCCCACCTAATATAGATAACCCTTCAACATAGTCTTTTGTTAAAGCAACTTGTAATTGAGCTAAACATTTTTCGGTAAATTCTTCACCGGCTTCAAAATTCCAATATTCTGAACTATGACAACCTTTACATTTATGTGTACAACCTGAGACATACAATCCTACTCTAATTCCAGGACCATCTGCTGAATCAAATTCGTCAATTTTAAAAAAGTTCATATTAAAGTACCTCTCATATATTTATCTTCTCATTATTATATAAAAGAAAAAAAAAGAGAAGAAATATCAACGATACTTCTTCTCTTATAATTAAAGGAGATTATCTTATATGAGTATTTTTAAAAATACTATAAAAGAAGGTGAAGCCATAACTTTGAGATACTCGAATGGGTGGGAGGGGAATATCGAATACCCCTTAGTTACAGCTCAAGAATATAATATATAAAGTATTTATTTTTTATTAACTCGACATTTTTATATAACTTAAGGAGTAATTTTATGAAACTCGAGATAAACAAGTCATACATTCTTTTTACAAATTCAGATTATATTCTTAATAAAAAAATTAGAGTACTTTCATATATGAATTATGATCGTGCTTCAGAATATGCTTCATTTACTGAAAATGTTGCCATTAATGAAAAATTCATAGATTCTTCTGGAGACGCAGATTATCTTAAAAAACAAACATTCTACGATTGTGGTGTAATTAAACTTGAAGATGGTGAATGGAAACTCACTGGTGAAACTGTAATTGTTTGGGATGATATCATTGATACTGATCGTACTCAACGCCTTTATGAAGATTATGTTTATAAACTTAATTTTAAATTTAAAGATGTTTCTGATACTGATATTATATCTTATGAAGATGTAGTGAAAACAATCACAGATGCTATAAATAACACATATAATATTAGTAAAACTAAAGTTGAATTCGAATTGGAAAAAATAAATTCTTCCGATTTAAATGATGCTGAAGCAGAATTAACAAATGTGAAAAATGTATTAAATGACGCAAAGAATACATTAAATGCATTTATAAGTTTAGAAGATTCCGCAAAAGCTATAAACTCAGAATTCTCAGACAATGATATTTTGACTAAAGTGAATACACTTTCTTCAAATGTTAATACTATTCTTAAGAATACCAATACAATCATCGCTCAAACATCATAGCAAAAAAAGAAGGGAGATTTTTCTCCCTTCTTTAATTTCATTTTTTCTCCTGTGCTTTTAACCAATTATTCTTACGTTTCTTATCGTTTCGTTTTCTAGCAAAACGTTTATAAGCACGAACAATATTTGGAGCTGTTTTATCTGTTAAGAAACCAAATATCTGATCAATCGAAACAAAGTTAAGTACCAAATCTTTAACACCTGATACTATAGTTTTAATACCTTCTTTCTTTCGTTCTTTTATTTCATTTCTAACATAGCCATTGTAAGATCTAGTTTGACCTTCTCTTACCATAGCTATAAATGGTGTAGTTAAACCTTCACGTACATCATTACGATAATAAGCAGCATTAGGTTTACTATTAAACATAAGATAACCCGTTAATGGTGAAATCATGAATGGTATAGGTCCAACATCGATTCCATTATCATTAACCCAAAATGATTTAATAAAGACATTTCCATTTTCAGAAATAATATCAAAAATTAATCTTTCCGATTTTACATCATGATGTTTAGATTTAATGTCTTCATACTTAATATATTCTATAAGAATATTATTAAGTTCATTGTTTTCATTAGATCCATGGACCAATTTTATTTTTTCATTATGATCCAGATATCTAATCTCCATAGCATTAATATTATCCAATTGCGAATCAAACTCACTATAGGAATATAATCCAGAATTAATACCATTAGATTTTGTTCTATAACAGTCAGTTTCATGCATATTTATTTGGATTCCATTCTGAATCATCAAGTCCTGATTCTCTGGCTCTTCCATCATAGCAACACCTGTTATAGCATCTTCTTCAGTTTCAAACAGAACTGTATTAAGTTCTGGTATAACTGTAAGATTTTTACAAATAGGATAATTTGTAATATGATCATCTTTTATTATCTGAATTTGTTCAGCATCAGAATACACATTTTGAATATATCCTATTTTACCTTCTTCATCTATATACCATAATGGTTTTCTAGACAAAATTTTAATTTGATTAACATTTGTGAACAATTGACTTTGCCTCCTTACTTCCTACAACTATAGTTGTTTTAGATTTCCATTCTTCAAAAGAATTTTGAATCTGTATAGCACAAGATGTTGGAATAATTCCTTCCATAGCTTTAGTTGTTACTTCATCCACCAATGTTTGAAATTTTTCATAATAAGTCATATTTACTTACCTCCTCAAATATTTCTTATTCATAAATATAATATATTAAGAAAAAATAAATAAAAAGAGGCGGATTTATTCCGCCTCTTTTCTCAAAACATTGTTACAAATTACAGCTTAGTTAGCAGCTTTTGGAGCTACCTTAGCAGCTTTTGGAGCTTTCTTTGTAACTCTTCCGAGTAAGAAAGATCCTACTGTAAGAATTCCAGCTCCACCAGCAACTACAACTTTTGTTGTTTTGCTACTTGCTTTTACATCCTTTGATACTTTTGAAGGGATGCTCTTGATTGTTGTAACGAACTTGTTTTCTTTTGTGTCTGCCATAATTGGAGACCTCCTAGATAATTATTTTTGAACCTTGGCGCCAAGTTGCTTATGGTTCATATTGTTAAGGTAATTATGTCATACGACTTTTTCCTTAATCATCAATAAAATATATAATTCAAAAAAAGATAAATTTACACTTATATCTTTCAATAAATTATGATACTTTTATGTTATATTATTGTAAAAAATTATAAAACATCATTACCAGGAGCAGGAATTATAAAGATATGATTACCATCTTTTTTAACTTCGGCACAATTTAAATCTTTTAATGTTTTTATAAGATCATTAAAATCTGTATAATCTTTATCAACGATCTTAATAAAATTAAATTTATCCAATTTAATAACAGCTTCTTCTTTCATAGCCATCTTAGCTTTAGAATCAAGAGGATATTTAGACCCATCTTTAATCTCTATAGCAAGATTTAATGAAGGTATCCAGAAATCAGGAATATAAAAACGTTCTACATTAGTAAATTTATCAAGATATTTAATAGCCATATTTGTAGGGAATGGTATTACATCAGAACTTGTAAAATGAAGAGTATTTTCACAGTATTGTAAAAAGTCCAATTCATACTTGCCTACATAGATAATTTGTACACCATCTTGCCAAGTATATTTACCAGAGATCTTTCTGTTAGCAAGCATTTCTGCCTGATGTTCAGGATCATTAAGTAAGTTATCTGTTCCATAAATACGTTTCATATTTTTCTGAAACATTTCCCTTGCTTTCTTTTTACATTCGGGATTTGTACAATATCTAGCATATTTATGCTTAACAGGATTCCATTCACAAGTATTTTTCTTACAAATTACACAGAGTTTAATTCCAGGATTTCGTTTATCAAAAAGATATTTATAAGGATCTTCATTACCTATAAGATCAGCATGTATTTTAGTAGCATGTTTAAATAACTGATCGAATGTACCAAAACGTTGTCCACAATCTTCACATTTAAATCTACGACGTCCGGTTACTTCTCGTTTATTATTTTTAGAGTATTTTTTAGCCATAATATTCTACCCTTTATTTTATGATATATCAAATTGTCATTCTTCGCAAAATAAAAAAAGAAGGAACTATTAAAGTTCCTTCTTACGATTTAATTAAAATTTCAACTAAGATCTACCCCAAGTAGGATATCCCGATCCCCATGGTGATTGTCCTGACATCGGTCCTGTTGATGCTCTAAGTTTTGTAGCCATGATATGAATGAAATTCATTACATTAGGATCCATCATTTTATCATCAGCTATAAAAGTAAATAACTTTGAAATAAGACCATCGTTCATTTTGTTATTAGGAGCGTGCATTTGAAGATTGATACTACCATCTTCCTCAATATTTAAATTGAATTTAAATTCATCTCCATCTTTGGCACAATTGCCTATTGTAGCTCCTATAGCATTGACCAATAATGAATTGAGAGGGATTGTATCAGAAGAATGAATTACTTTACCATTTTCCCTTGTAATGGAAAGATCTATTCTCCGTTTTACAATGCGTCCATTATTAGATTCATTTGAATCGATAGTAGGATCATTGATGTGATCATCAATTTCATCAGCAAAATCTTTATAAGCTTTTGCGGTTGGATCATTTTCGTTATTCAATACGTTGTTAGCAAAATTTTTATCTTTGCATGTATTACAATAACCCTGTTCGATCGGATCATCCGGTCTTTCTAACTCTCTCAATTTGTCAGCAATCTGATCATCTTTCATATTCACTTACCCTTCCTTTATAAAAGTATTATTTTCGTAGAGATTAAGTTTAACAAACTTATTTATTCCTACATTATTTAAATATATAAATAAAAAAAGAAGGAACTTTAATAGTTCCTTCTTTTAATTATTAACCAACTGATTGTTGATTATTAATTGTAGGTTGTTCTACTATAGGGTTTGATTCATCAAATCCATTAATAGTATTACAAACAATAGTAACAGCATTAGCCACATCACTGATCGTTTGTAATTTTGTAACTTTTGTACCAGATTCTGTACATCTAACTTGTAAAATTTCTTTTTGAGTTTTATTACGATCTAATTCAATTTCTTTTAAATTATTATCATGATGTATTTCAATCTCTTTAATAGATTGAATTAAATCATTAAATGATTTCAACATTTCTTTAGCCAATTCTTCAGAAATCTTTTTTTCTGATAATAATTTAGAAACATTTTCTAAATATTCACAATAATTTGTATTATCCATGATATTTAATCTCCTTAATATTTTTCGTAAAAATCAAGTTTAACAAACTTATTTATTCCTACATTATTAAAATATATAAGACAAAAATTATCATATTGTATATAAAAACAAATCGATATAATATATTTTTCTAAGGAATATTTTATGGATAAAGTAATAGTAAATCCAACTTTTCGATCAGATATAGATGGTAAACTTTTCAAAAATAAAGATACCAATAAAGATATTCAGGAAACTGTTATATTTAATGCTTTGACAACTAGATTATCTATTTATAAAGGTGATTTAGCTTTATTTCCTAATTTAGGTTTAAAACAACACTTATTTAATTTTTCATTCGAAGATGAATCTGGCGTAGCTGAAGCAGCAAGTAATATGGAAGCTGATATTGAACAACAATTGAATAAATCATGTACTGTTCAATATGAGTTAAATCCTGATACAAAAATTATAAAACTATCGATTCATATTACAGGTATAGAATATGCTTACGAATATGAATTTACTAATATTAATAATTCTATACGAATTATAAACAACACCATTACTAATTAATGGAGGAATTTATTATGGTACAAAGTAACGAAAATAAACAACCAAATTATACTTCTAAATTCGGTTTAGTAAATATTATGTCTGCTGAAGAAAAATCAGATTATAAAAAATTCAACGATCGTCTTTTAAGCATGAGCTATGGAGATCTTGAAAAATTAATTTCTGGTTCAGCGGGAGATATCTTAACTAGTGAACAACGTGATCTTGTAGCTTGGCAATTTAAAATCCGTGAACTTGATGAAATGAAACGTCGTGGTGTAAACATGGCTGAAACTTACAATGTAAACAATGTTAAAAATGTTGATTATGATCCTGAAACACCTAATTTGGTAAATTGGCAAATTGCTGAAAGAAATAGAATTGAAGGCATGTCTCTAGAAGCTCTGGAACGAGCTAAAAAATTAGTAGATGATACACCAGTTGTTATTTCAAAAGATCAAATGCATAATATGAATGGTGGCGGTATTAATGTAGCTTGTAATAAATATGTAGTTGTTGATGAGAATGGAGATGAAGTTCTTGTTAATAATAGAAACATTCAGGAAATGTTTAGAAAACGCTATATTAAAGCTATGTCTGATGTTACAGGATTCGATTTTACTAAATATAATCTTGATGGTAATATGGATGAACCAGATTTAGATTATACTGCGATGGTCGATGGTCATGAACCTCTTCCACAAGAAGATAGTTTTAACAATATTAAGTTGAATACAGATGATTATGAAGATGACTAATATTAAATGAATCCTGGATTTTATTCCAGGATTTTATATTTTCTATTTTTTATACCCTGTAAATCAAAAAAATTTTCATTTATTTATTGTGTATCGAAATAATTGATTTTATTGTTTATTATGATTTCAAATTATCCTATTAGCTTAGTTTTCAATCATTTCGACTTTTCGTTGAAAAGTCGATCATTGGAAACTATTATGATTTATATAACGAAAGTTCAGATTAATTAAGGGGAATATTTTCTTATTAAAGAAATAATATAGTTTAACTTTCAAATATTTATTTTTTTTCTATATCTATATTTTTGACATTTAGATATAATACAATTATTTGGAGAAATACTTTTATGAATAGAATATCTGATACAAAATTTTTCAATTTCGTAAATAAAAAATATAATTATAATAGTAAACTTTCAAAAATCAATTTTAAAGACTATTATATTCCATCTGATCTTATAAATGATAAATTAAATAATTTCAAAGGATATAAATATCCTTTAGTAACTGAAATTATTGAAGCTGTTAAATCTGGTAAAATTATACCTTGTAATTTCTCAGAATCTAATAATCCTAAAAAAGTTAATGTTAATTTACACACTGATCTTAAATGGCCACATGCTATATTTAATTTAACTGGAATGAATGAAAAAGGTAATTTAATTGTAATGTGTGACCTTTCAACTAAAGGAAAATATCAATATGCTCCAACTGGAGAATTAATATTCTTCAATATTCCAGATATTATTTTATTCCATATGTTAATGGGAGCTTATATTACATATAAACTTGAATCTCAACCAGAATTATCTTCAAATCCATCTTTAGTAACTAAAGTAGCAGAATGTTATGCATTAATCAATTCTAAAATCATTGATAATATGTTCCCTATTATTCAGACATCTAGAACAGATTGGAATAAACTTCAAATGATTCTTCAAACATATTGTATGGAAGTTATGTTTGATATTTCTCATGATGATGCTATTAAATACGCATTAAAATCAAGATTAATTCAAGATAAAAATGCTGTTATGAGTGAATCTAACTTCATTATGACTAATAAAGATTTTACATCATCTGCTAATTATAATGATAAATTCCCTATTGATATTTTATGTGATATTCTTTGTGAAGAATTCCCCAACTTTATTAAACCTACAGAATTTAATGCAAATATCTTTAATATGAAATTTACTCAAAGAATGAATAAAAATAGTGCATTTTGTTTGGATCATTCTATTAGTTTTATCATTATGTTACTATTTGGAAAAGCTTCAATTGGTATTTATAATGATATGCTTATTAAAGATTATTTAAGTTTAGCATCTTTTGATATAACAAAAGAATTAGCTATTCTTTGCAAATGATTCCCGATGTTTTCTAATTGACGGTGGAGCTTAGGCGGCTCCACCAGTTTTATATTTTTATAAATATTAACGCATATTTAAATATATCACTTATACTTAATATTATGGAGGTTAAATTAAAATGTTTAGTAATAAAAGTGAACAATGTGCTAAGAATTTTTACATTTTTTGTATTTTAAGTATTGTATTATGTATATCTACTTTATGTCTTACTATTTTCATTTGTAAACGTAATTTGAAACCTGAAACTAAATATGTAGAAATTGAAAAAATTGTAGAAAAAGAAGTAATTGTTGAAAAAACTATTGATGAATATTTTAACGATTATTATAAATCTCCTATGAATGAACCTGTATGGGTTTCATCTCCAGTTGGTCCTAGAAATTTAGAAATTACATCTGAAACTTTTCATAGAGGTGATGATTTTGTAGGTATTTCTAAAAATACAGAAATTAAAGCTGCTGCTGATGGAATTGTTGTAGAACATTGGCCAGCTCCTAATGGATATTATAAAGGTCATCCTGTTTATGGTGGATATATTGTAATACAACATGATAATGGAACTTATACTGTTTATGCTCATATGAGTGATACAACTGTACATACAGGTGAAAAGGTTAAACAAGGTCAAAAAATAGGTGTAATTGGAGATACCGGTCTAGCCACAGGTGTCCATTTACATTTTGAAATAGTTCTCACACCACATAATTTTATAAAAATTACAACTTAATTTTAAGGAGAAACATAAATGAAAGTTGAACATTTAAAAGTTGTTGGAATAGAAGAAGCAATGCGTGGAATGCGTAATGCTTATGATTCTTGGGATAAAGCTGACAGTTATATTATTCCAAATGTCGTTCCTGGAACCCCAGAATTTGAAAACAAATTAAAAACATATCCAGTTAAATTATTATCTCAAGGTGATACGATTACACATGTTGTTGAAAAAACATCTGAATGTATTCATTATAATCCTTGGGCTCAAACTTACAATATTAATAAAACTGCAATTGATTCTGAAAAATATCCAGAATATAATTGTAATATTAATGTTGAAACTGATAGAGTTGCTATTATTGGTAAAAATGATATAGATCTTATGCAGAGATTGGTATCTCATGATCAAACATCGATTAACGGTGGAGAACCAAATTCTAAATATCTTCGTGATATTACAGTAACTCTTGATATTACAGCATCTTTCGATTTCTGGAAAGAATTCGATACTTATAAAGTAGGAACAGTTGCTAATTCATGTTCAACTATGCACACAATTACAAAACATCCTATTACTATCGAAAATATTTCTACAGCAGATCTTCGTGAAAAAGATATTAAGAATATCGAAGAAAAATGGTTACCGATCCTTAACGAAATTGTTAATGATGAATCATTATCTGTAATTGAAAAAACAAGAATTCTTAGTAAAATGAATCTTGTTGGTTTCGAACAGAAAAGAACCATTAAACTCAATTATCAAGTAATTAAGAATATGGATGTCTGGAGGATGGGACATAAACTTAAAGAATGGAGAGTTTTGATTAATGTATATTTCAAAAATCTTCCTTATGTTGAATCTCTTTTCATTAGAAATCCATATTTAAAAAAATAATTCTAATCATATAAGGAGAAAATAAATATTATGACTGAATTAGAAGAAAAAACAATGAGAAAACAACAGTTTATCCTTGGTTGGTTATGTACAGTTTTACCATTTGTTTCAATTGGTTTTGGAATGATTGGAGAAATTACAAAGTGTAATCCTCCATCATGGTGGTACAGTATTTCTGCAACATTCTTTACAAACAGTAATGTAATTCTTATTGGATTATTGTTTACAACAGGAATTTATTTTTGGGCATATGCAGGATATGATAAAATTGATAATATTGTAACTAAACTATGTGCAGTATTTTCATTTATGATTATAATTTTCCCTACACAATTAGATTTGTGTGAAAATAAATTTAAATTAGTGGGTTTATTTTGTTTACCTAATAATATTTCACATATTATTCATTGTGCTTCTGCATTAGCATTATACGGATCTTTCTTGGTAATGATGTTACGTTTTAGAAAATCATCTGGTGAAATGACAGATAAAAAGAAAATTAGAAATCGATTATATTTGACCTTTGCAATTGTTATGGGATTAAGTGGAGTTCTTATTTTTATTAAATCTGTTTTTAATTGGCCGGGATATGTAACTCTTATTCTTGAAACTGTTGCTCAGCTTTGTTTTGGTCTTTCATGGCTTATTAAAGCTGGTAAATTTAAATTTTTAAACGATTAAATTAATATAAATCATTTTCGGAGGAAATGAAAAATGGAAAATAAAGAAACAATGGACAATGTTGAAGAAACATCTAATGAAACAAGACGTAGACCATTCTATAAAAATCGCCGTAAGTTTAAGCGTAAGTTCCACGTAGAAGTAAAATATTTCTATGATGGTGAGGACAAAGAACAGTTTATGCCTGTATACAAAACAAGTCCTGCTGCAGGTTGTGATATTCGTAATGCTGGTCCTGATTTGGTTCTTAAACCTGGAGATTTTGCTAAACTTGTTCCATCTGGAATTGGTATTAAAATTCCTCTCGGATTTGAAGCTCAGGTTAGACCTCGTTCTGGTCTTGGATCTCAGGGTCTTATGATTACAAATACTCCTGGAACAATCGATGCTGATTATCGTGGAGAAGTTAAAGTTAATCTTTATCTTATTCCAACAGCAGAACTCAATGCTGATGAAAATGGAAAAGTTCCCAAAGCACTCACTATTAAACATGGTGATCGTTTTGCTCAGCTTGTTTTTGCTCCAGTTAAACATGCTAAATTCCATGAAGTTGAAGAATTTTCTGAAGATAAATTCCTTAATGAACGTGGTGAAAATGGACATGGATCTACCGGATCTAACTAATTAAATTATAGATAGGTGGAAAAATTCCACCTATCTTTATATTGGATTTTCTTATATATTATAATAATGGAGGTAAGTAATTATGGATGACATAATTGAAATAAAATTAAATGCTGGAGATATGTTCGAATATAAAAATGAACTATTTCGATATCTTGGAAATATTAAAGATCCAAAAAATCTTCCAAAATGTAAATGTTGTTACAGTATCGATGGTACATTATATGTAAGAACTATTGAAAAGCCGCTTGATTTGGAAATAAAACCTGATGATGATTTTTTACTAATCGAAGTTAAAAAAGCTCTGAAAGATTTTACTCCAAAACAATTTAGAGAATTATTCGATACCGAAACTGAATACCGTAATATGCGAAGAGCTATTGAAAAAGGAAATTCGATAAGCGCATCACGATTTAAAATTATTATGGAAAAGTTAGGAGTCGATAAATCTAAAATTCTAGACATTTTAAATACTAAATTTTCTAAATATGTTTTCGAAAGAACTGAGGAGGTATATCAAAATGGAGAAAGGCGAAGGAATAGTTTATTCTGTACCAAAAACTGTAGAGTATGAAATTACTGTACAGGAAATACCAGAGCATAAAAATTTCACAGCTATGTGTCAAACTGCTATAATAAATGGAAAGTCATATGTGTTACATAATGAAATAACTTTTACATTTAAAATAATTGATGGTAAAGTTGATGTTGTTTGGGGTTGGCATACTGGAACAGAAGATTTTACATTCTCTAAAGAAGAAGGTGATAATTGTGAAGAGTATATCGAAGATTATCATCCCGGAATGTTAAAACAACTTAAGAAAAAACTTAAAGAAATGAAATATCTTTAAGTTTTATTAAAGAAGGAGATTTCTCTCCTTCTTTTTTTCTTTATATATTATTATAATGTAAAGAATTTGTATAGATTCTTAAATATTATAATTCTATTAAGGAGAAAATCTTATGGATACTGATGGAACAATTATTAATGAAAACAAATTTACATTAACTCCAGAAGAAATGGAGTTATCTAAAAATCCAGAAAGCTTTAAAATTTATCTCGAATATAAAGCTAGAATTCAGGAAACTATGTTTGTTGAAGCTGGAAAACAACGAGATAAAGAATTCGAATCTCTTAATTTACAGCGTGAACGTGAATTTGAATTAACAAAATATCAACGTGAACAAGAAGCTAAGAATATGAAGTGGCAACGGGAGAAAGAAGCTGAAGCTATAAAAATGATAGACAAACGTCGAAAAGATGCTTGGGCTGTAATATTAGGTGTAGGAGCTGCTCTTGTAGAAAACTTTTGTGAAAATAATTCAAATTCTCAAATAACTGATGAATCTGTACCAATTGAAGCATCTAATGGTGATAACGGTATAGATCCAATAACACCAGTTGCGTAAATTTGTTAAGAAGGAGATTTATTATCTCCTTCTTTTTTTTCTAAAATTAAAGAATACAATACTTATATATTCTCATTATGTAAAATAACACTGAAATAAGGAGAATTTGATTATGAATATAATTAAAGTTAAAGATTTCGATTCTATGCAGGCTATTACAGTAGGTTTAGCTAGAAATGGTTATATGGTTACAGCAGATTCTGTAACAGATGAGAATTATAAAGAACATTGGGAAATTAAATATTGTGAATTTTCCGAAATGAATAAAATACCAGTTAATAATGGTAGTGATTGGGATGGAGATCATATTTCTTCTATGGAAATTCATAATAAAGCTAATACTAAAGGTGTAAAATGTAAAATTTTACCAGATGAAAAACCTTTAGAAGAAAATAATGATTTTGATCCTGATTCTAAATTCGATCCTGTTTTATTTGATGAAAAAGGAAATGTTATAAAAAGTGATGAAAAACCTTTGGTAGAAAATGAACGAGATATTCTTGATCCTAATCCATATGGATTAGTACCAAGGCATAATACTCCAGATATTCCTCCGATCCCTCAACAAGATGTATCGGATAATATAAACTGATGAACAAATGACAGTTATAACTTCAGTATCTGGAAATTAAATAAGGATTTAACAATTATGATAATGGAATACATGGGAAAAGATTTTAAAACCGTTAATATTCCAGGATATTCTAATTATATGATTTCTAAAGACGGAGATATATTTTCTATTGATAGAAATCGTATAATTAAACATGTTATAGATGAATATGGTACTCATAAAATACGATTACAAACTGATAAACATTGTGAAAGTCATAAGTTTAGAGTTTGTGATGTTTTATTGAAGACCTGGAATATTGTTGTAGATAGGAAAAACTTTCCTAATCTTATTGAAGAAGACACAGAATATTTAAATCGTGTAAATAGAACAGAAATGATGTATAATGGTACATTATTTAAGAATATTAATATTCCTGGATATGAAAATTACATGGTTAATTCGGTAGGTGATGTGTACACTAAACGAAGTGGTGAATTAATGGTGCCTAAATATGATAAAGATGGTTATCTTTATTTATGTTTATATAATACCGTAACAAATAAACGTATGACTGTTCAA